ACCATGTTGGCTTCAGGCACATGGCGGGTCAATTCCCACAATAACTCGACGCAGCGATCACGGTCTCGGCCAATAGTTGGCTCATGTTCTTCGCTCAGCCCACGCGACCATTTTGAAATAGTGTTGAAATCGATTTCGTCGCCAATGGTAATAACTTCGTCTGTTTTAAAAGCTTTGATAAAAGCTGCCAAATTACGCGTTGCCCGTACATCTTCCCAGGGACATTGAAGATCACTGACAACAACGATTTTTTTCATTCGTCGTCGTCTTCGTATTCCGTCGAACCGATTTTGTTTGGATCGACTGGCTCAGGCAAAATCCAGCCAGGATAGGCGTCTTTGTCGCTCAGAATACCTAATGCAATTTCAACGCTAAAACCAGCTTTACGCAAGGCTTTGTAATACTCATTTAATGCAATGCAGTATTGTTCAAGCGGTGAATAGTCAATGTCCTTGACTGTTGCTACGCGTTTGCGAGTAGGTCGTTTGGCTGCCATAGCATAATTGTAAAGGCTAGTCAATCAATTTGTTGAACAACACGTCTAACCGAGCTTCTATGCGGTTAACCTGGTCTTTTAAGCTTGACCCGCCATTTGGCTTGAATTCTTCAAGCACTGACCGAACCATTACCTTAACGCCAGAATAGACGGCAGCCACTACACCAATGCAGCATGTAACAACCGCCGCCCATTCGGTCGGCGTCATTCCCCAGTAACCCCGAAACTTTTGTCATGTGGATTTATTGCACGAAGCAAGACAGGCGCAATGGCTGCAAGGCCAGCATGTAATAAGACTTTAGGGTCTTGAATCCCTGCCATGTAAAGGGCAAGCATTGCAGCTATGAACGATCTAGCATAGCTGGCAAGGGCTGCTTTGATTTTGCCTTTGTCCATTTTTTTGTCTCCTTTTTAGGTTTTTCTGCCTTTGCAGGTAAATCAATTTTTGGGTATTCACCTTTGTAGGGTACAAATTTTGGCACGCCAAAACCCACAATGTCACGCTTCAATGATCGTTGCTTGATCATGACCATGCCGCCATTGCGCTGGTCGCCTGTGCCAGATGTGTTGCCCTCAATGCAAGTTACTACGTCACTGCCATGTTCAAAATCAATCACAATGCCAATGTGCGAAATGCGATCAACGCCGTCATGTGGAAAGTCCATAAAGGCCAGTGCGCCCAGACTTGGCAAATGCGACCAACGGTTTGTCTCTTTAAATTTATGTGCGCCAATGGCGGTTGAAACCACTGAATGAATCTTGACGCCTGCCTGTGCGGCACACCAGTTGACGAAACTTCCGCACCATGGCAAACCGTCTGCTTTTGTAAATTTGCCGTACTTTGTCAGATTGTTGCCTTCTTCAATCGTGCCGACTTCAGCTGCTGCGACTTCAATCAACCGTGCGTTTGTCCCGTTTGGATAGGTCACGACAATAACAATTTCGCTTCGTCGGCAGTAATGCCTAGCTTTGTAAGAAGAGCGGCTTTATCGGCAGCAGCTTGTGTTCTAGCAGCTTCTAGTGCTGCTTCTTCTGCTTTATCTGCTAGATACGCCTCATGTTCAGCATCTGTCATTTCACGATCAATTACTTCACCTGTGGACATATCGTGGATTCTAATTTTTGGCTTTGGCATTATTTGACTCCGTAAATTTTGACTGTTCCAGCAGAATGGTTTCCGCCGCTGTTTGAAAATACTAGTGATGAAATTGCCGTAGTGTCATAAAATAATCCAGCAACATTGTAACCGTTGTAACCAGCTCCAGAACCATAATAACCGCCTGTGGCATGATAAGGCTTCATTGAAGTAGTTGATGAATAATTAGGCAATCTTAAACAACCAGCATTATTTGCACTTAAACGATCATAAGTTTGACTTGCACCAAAGAAAATTGTTGATCCGCTTGCCCCGGTCGTTCCAGCCGATTCTGGACTTGAAACATAATAACTGTCCACACGTACCAAAGTATTGTTTACTCCATTGATGTTACATCTTAAAAATCCATTTGCCGTATTGTTTGTTTGACCGTTAACATAGATAAAAAGTTCATTGTAATCTTGGCTAATTGAACTAATTGTTGTCGTAGCACCCGACAAAGTTGTCGTACTTAACAAAGTCATTCCACCGCTAGAAACTGTCGCCCAAGCAGGAACGCCACCGCTTACGGTTAAAATTTGACCTGTTGTGCCAATACCTAAACGAGTATTTGTGTTGGCTGTTGCGGACGAATAAGCAAGATCACCAAGCGTTGTGCCTGGTTGCAATGCCTTTAGTCGTGTATCTACGCCCTGCAATGCAACGTCAAAATCAGCTGGTAAGTCTGTGACCAAGTCGGTTGACGTTGGAAGCACAAAACCATAATTGGTTGTTGGATTTGCCATGTGTTCCCCTTTTCTAAGCCACTATTGTGGCATTTGCCCAGTCTAAAGTCGGCGACACGCTTGCCCATGTTTCTGTCACTGGCACGTCATTCCAACGCATTGCCTGTAATGAATAAGCCAGCGGCGACAATAATAAAGTCACCGAAAGTTGATTGTAAGAAGCTATAAACGACCAGCCTTCGACAAAACCTTGAAACGCGCCTGAATTCATGTTCAATGGTAAATTTTGCAGGGCAATTGCTTCGCCCATAAAAACATTGATCAGCTTGTCGCGATCAGCATTGTCAATTTCAGGATTTGTAAGGTCAAAAGAAATCTCGCTGAAAATTGGCTCGGGGTTGGCACGCAAGGACAAATAAAATGCAGCTTGTGCCGTGGCGTCAGCTGAGTCGTGCAATGTCGTTGTGATGACTTGACCAAGATTGCCATAAATAGCAATTGACGCTGGATCGCTGTCTGATACGTCATTTTGACTGGTTGTGCCGTATTTAATAGTTATAGCGTTGCGAACGTCACCCACGCGCGTGTCAATACGTAGACCAGCTGCGCGGGCATGGCGGGCGTCAAGATCAACATACCCGTTTGCTGCAAGGTATTGCGTACGGTGGGTTGAATCAGCATAACCAATGCGGCCTTGTGCGTCCTCGTATAAATAGCCAAGTCCAGATGTTGCCAATGCTGCCACAAGCGAATAAACGTCAATTGGATCAGCACTGCCAGCACGTGCCGACAAGTCATAATTACCTGGACGATCAATTTCACCAAGTCCAGTATTGCCAGCATTTGCCCACGTTGTAGCAGGATCGTAAGCTGCCCAGGTTAATGACCCTGGTACTTGTGCCCATGAAGCAAACAAAACTGACTGCAAAACTTCATAGATTTGGTCGCCGTCAAAATCACGTGCAAGCGCGTCAGTAAAGATAACTTTTGGCAAACGTGCCAATGCCCCTAACGCCGTTATGTTGTAGGTCTGCGTGAACATGGTTGAACCCACGTCACGCACTTCTAAACCAATGTCAACGACGTTGCCGCCAAAAATAGGCACAAACGTGCCTGATGTGTTTTTAATTGAAACGCCAATGGTCGAATTTATGTTGACTGGGATTGCGGTCTGGTTAACGTCGATCAGCTGAATGTTTACGTACCCCGCCTGTGCCTGCTCATAAATGTTTGTGCGACCGCTGCGAATAACAAGATTGGCTAAAACCGCGTCAGTGTATTCAACGCCGTCTAGCTCGACTAGCCAAACGGGATTCCATTGACTCATGTGAATTGCAGGCTATTTGCGCCACCTGTGCCGCGATAGAAGCTGTTGTTTAAGGTATTGACCAAAACGCGTGCCGTGCCTTCAGGATCAGTATTTACGCCATTGAAATTGACCGTCACGCTTGGTTGCTGTGAAGCCGCCAAAATCCCTGCAAGGGTGTTTGTGTTCACGCCCGAAGTGCCAAAAGGAAAACCTCTTGTTGACGCAGCTTCAATTCCTGCAAGAGTTGTCGTGCCGCTTGTAAAGTTATCAAATGCCCCAGCAATGTTTGTAATCGCCGCAGCGGCCTTAGCTGCGACTGTGGCCACCGCGCCCGTAGCACCGCCGCCCGTGCTTAAACCATTGCTTGTTGTAACTCCGCCACTACTAATTGTTGTGACGCCGCCCGTCGAAACGGTCGTTGGCGTTGTTGAAACCCTGCCTGTTGATATGCTGAAATTGCCTAAAGCACCCGTCGCCGTTGAACCTGATCCACCGCCAATTTTGGAAATCGGTGCAATGTCTGAACCTGTCTTGACTAAATTAAGACCGCGGATAAGAACATTGACCCCGTCAATTGCAGCGTTAATCAATGGCTTTAGCGCACCTAAAACATTTGCAATGACATTGAGAGTTGCGTCTGCAACTACACCAATAACTTTAAAGGCGTCGCCTAGTACGCGAGCAACGATAGGCGCCGCAGCTTTAACAACCTCAAAAAAAGCTTCAAACTCATCTTTGTTTTCAACAACTGTTTTTTTGATTCGGTCAAACGTGACCTTGAAAGCTTCAAAAATCGGTGTAACAATGCTTTTTAAAATGCCAGCAACGTCGCTGATAACTTTGCCAAAACCGTCGCTGCCAGTAATGCTAAACGCGTCAGTAAATGCGTTGATGGCCGGCAATGCGTTGTTGTTGATAAACTTTAAAAGTTTGTCAAGGATCGGAAGCAAGGCGGTGCCGACAGCTTCTTTTGCTTCATCAAATGCGACTTGTACACGTGCAATTTTGCCTGCATAAGTGTCAGCGTTTCTAGCAGCTGCGCCGCCAAACAATTCAGTTAAACGACCTTGCACTTCCTCAAATGACATTGTCTTTAACTCAGCTGTTGACAGACCAACGCCTAGTTTGCCAAGGGCTGCCGTATTTCCGTCGTAAGCCTTAGACAATGAATTTGCCACGGCTTCGACTGGTTTACCAGTAGCGGCAGAAATGTCAAGCGCAGTTGCCAGTAAATCTTGTGCCTTTGATACGTCGCCCGTTGATCTAACTAAACGACCTAACGCTGGACGCAACTCGTCGTCAGCAACACCAGTTGCCAATGACATTTGCAGGATTGAATCTTCTGTTGCCTTGATCTGTGCCTGGGTTGCACCCGTGGCATTTTCCAAAGCCAAAGCCAATTGTGTTTGCGCCTTTTCGTCAGCAATGGCAGCTTTGACGCCTTCCACACCAATAGCAATTGCGGCAGCACCAGCGGCAGCGGCAGCGGCGGCAAATGCTTTACCAATGGCAATCCCAGCTTTGCCAACTCTGTCACCAAATGAATCAACGTCGGCAGTTGCAGTTTTAAGCGATTTGTTAAGTCCGTCAACGTCGCCAAGAATCGAAAGTTTGAGGGTACGACTACCAGCCATTAGTTGTACTTCCTAACTATCGTTGAAAACGCTTCTTCCCATTTTTTTAAAATCTCAGGTTGAACGGCTCTCAATGTCGGATAAATAAACCAACCACGTGTGCCACGACCTTCACGGCCTGACCAGACTGGGAATTGCTTGTAGCGGTTAGAACCAAATTCGTAGCCGCCCCAGACCTGTTGAGTCGTGCCCCCGCCGCTTAATTTTTGACGTGCAAAACCGTAGGAAATCTCACCAATTTTTGATGACTT